ATGCCAAGGAAGACAGCATCCGGGAAGTGGCAAGCAAGAGTTGTAGACCCCATCACCCGAAAGAGGCTGGCACTCGGAACCTTCAACACCGAGAAGGAAGCCAAGGTTGCTGAGGTCACCGAGTACGCCCGGATCAAGAGCGGCGAGATTGTCGGCGGAGGACGCATCTCCTTCGAAACGTTCGCGTTGCAGTACCTAGAGACACGGAAGATCGACCTGGCTCCCGACAGCTACAGGAACTCTCTGTACAACCTCAACAACTGGCTCCTCCCCACGTTCGGCAAGAGAGAGCTTCGCAAGATCACCCCCGCCGCTGTGCGCGCATGGTTCCTCACGCTCCCTGAGACACCTGGACGTAAGGCCATCTACTCGCTGATGAGTCAGATCATGAAGCAAGCTCTGTACGACGGCGAGATAAACCGGAACCCCGTCCTCATCCGTGGGGCCATGAAGGACACCAGCACGCCGCGTGAGTACGTGCCACCCGCTGACATCCACATGTTGCGCACCATGGCCGGGGACTCCTCACAGATGGGCGTACTTCTTCTTCTTGTCATGGGCGGCGCTCTCCGCATCGGGGAAGCCCTCGCGCTGAACTGGGAGGACGTGGACCTGACCAACGGCACAGTCCATGTCTACAAGCACCTGGTGCCCAACCACGGGATGCAGAAGGGCACGAAGCATGATCCTGAGGGGGATCGCACGATTGCAGTTCCTGAGGCCGTCACAGCCGCCTTGAAGGGCTTGAAGAACACCAGGACGACGGAGCACGACACGCCTGTGTTCATCAACACCAAGGGGACGCGCTACTCCTACAACTCATTCCACCGCGAGTTCAACAAGCTGAAAGCCAGCATTGGCCTGGACCATGTGCACGTTCACGACCTCCGTCACACGGGCCTGACACTCTACGCACAGACCGGGGCAACCCAAGGCGAAATCATGAGCCGAGGTGGCCACCGGGATCACCGAAGCTCTATGCGCTATCAGCACTCCAACCTTGAGCGAGATAAGGCCAATACCGAGCGAATGAACATGAGCTAATGAGACAATAGAAGGATGCTGAAACGTGAGCTTGAAACGATAGTGAATGAAGCGCGGCACGCCTTCTCCACCGACACCGCGTATGCAATCGAGATAGCCAAAGCAGGAACGCAACTCCTTCACTTGCGCTCTCAGGAGGCGTACACCGCTCCCGAGAGACTGACACCCCCTCAATGGTCATTGAACTCAATCGGCGTCCGCGCAAGCCAGCGGAACGCACGTAGAGGCGGAAGAAGGCCGTCAGTGAGCCTTGAGGACCATCTTCGAACTAAACACCTCAGTAAAGAAGAACAGGCACGCACTCTGAACGTTTCAAGAAGTGCCATTCAGCGCGCAAGAGTTCGTTATCGTGTTGTACAATAGAATTACCTCTTGTGGTGAGAGATACCTAAGCCCTTCACTTCCGTAGTCCAATCCGGAAGTGAAGGGCTTTTCTATATACCCCTTAGTGGATTCACAGCTAACTAACAGCAATACAGCCCCACCTAACATGAGGCCAATGATTGCAACGAAGCATATAGCACAGCTCGGAACTCACATATCACAAAGACCATGAAAGCGGGAGAAGATCAGTTGCGCGAAGGTGGCCAATGAACGATAGTGGCTTTAAAGAAGTTCTTCGAACGAAGTGAGATGAACTCTTATCGAATTATCCCTTTATCTTTATCTCCTTATTGTGATTGGACACACATCATGGGAACTCAGAAGCAAGCTGATGCCCTTATCAAGATCGCTCGCCAGACTGGACGAGTCTTCACCCCTGAACAACTAGAGATGGCCAAGGCTCAAGTGCTCGCTATGGATCATGCATCGATCCAAGCAATGTTCGCTGAGTACAACGCCAAGACCGGCTTCAACCGCGACTACGCGAACGCCTCAGACTCTCAGCTCCTTCTGATCGGACGCCTTGAGAAGAAGCTCTATGGCACGGTCACTCCTTTCAAGGAAAAGAGGCACTTGACTTTCACCGAAGCTGACGCCAAGATCAAGACCCTTAACTCACTCCTACAGATGGAGAAGGCGGCATGAAGAAGCTACTGGCCATAGGAGCCGTTCTAACGGCCTCTCTTCTCTTCGCCGGGTGTGCACCTACTCCTGAGACAGATACGCGCGTAGAGCGCACGGCAGCCATGCTGGAGGGGCTTGTCTCAGCCGAGAGTGAAAGCATCGCGGAAGCGTACAAGGCAGATGGCCTCTTCCTCTCAACAGCAGAAGACCTTGTAGAACTCTGCGACTCGGGTGGATCACTCACGGCCTATGCATCGGCCATGGCTGACGTGGGTATGGAAGACCACATCTACGCAGTGAGTAGCATCGCGTGCCCTAGCTAACCAAGAACAAGAACTACAGGCCCCGCTCAATGGCGAGTGGGGCCTTTTTCGTGCCTTGACGCGAATCTGAGTGTTTCCTGAATGTGTCGATAGTAATTGCAGGAGGACACATCATGTCTGAAGCAATCAAGGCACTAGAAGAGTATCGAGACCGGCTCATCAGTGAAGCCGCGATGTCTGCGAAAGACGTTGACGAGGCCATTCGCCTTCTCACTGAATGGAACTCCAAGTGAGTCTTCTGGAAGCGGTGGACTATGAGCACCCGCGTGTGAAGTGGATCAACAGAAGCTCAGGCATCAAGACCTACGTCACCGCACATCGAAAGGTGCGCCGCTGGTATGGCCGTCCCTCCGAATACCTCTGTGCCAGTGGCTGTGGCAAGCCAGCAGGGGACTGGAGCTATGACGGCCTTGACCCTCACGAGATGGTCGGGACTGGACGGCTAGGCACATTCATGAAGTTCAGTCCTGATCCACGCCACTACCAACCACGGTGCCGTGCCTGTCATCACGAATATGACAAGGCGCTACGTAGATCATGACTTCCTATCACGCTGGAGCCGAGTGGAAGCGATTCACCTCTAAGGCTCGCCCCATCATAAAGGCACAACTCCCCCTCCCCTGTGTCAACAGATGCGGACACCTGGTCTATCCAGAACAGAAGTGGCATGTGGGCCACCTTCCCGGCCATGACCGTGCACTCACGCACGAGCGCCCCTCACTCGAAACAGTGGGGCCATCGCATCAGAGATGCAATACCCAGGCCGGTGCACAACTGAAGCATCAGCTACAAACCAAGCGCACAACGCGCAATAGCAGAGACTCTGCACGACTAGCAGACAGGTAATCCCCATGACCGTACGTATGACCATCACTCCCCGAGAGGGAGTAAGCCTCACCATCGAGGTGGCCAAGATGTCCCAGCTACTCAAGGAGCTAGGCACCGCTGGTCTGACCAGTGCTCTACCTGCACAGGGTGACAGCGATGAGTAACCCAACAGACACGTACCGCTATCCGATCACCGTCGATGGGATCACGTTCATCTATCACAGTGCTTCGCCTATGAACACAGAAGAGCTAGAAGCCCTAGTCATCGAGCAAGAGAGCACGAACGAACTCGAACCGTGAAGCTTCTTTGACTGAAACGCCGGTAACCCCAGCGTATGCCATGAAGCTTTTCTATTCGTTTCCGACAGAGATTATGAAATGACAGCCGATCTAAGCACGCAGAAGGCGTGGACAGCGCTACGCAAGAAGGCGCTAAAACCACGTCAAGTGAGCACGTTGAAGACGACGCAGAAGGATCGGGACGAGTTCCTGAGGGGAGCAGAGCTTTTGCGCTTCTACGGAGAAGCGGCCATGCCAGGACGCTCCCCTCAGGCTCAACAGCTTGTAGTGGCTGACACTCTCGCGTGTGGTCATCAGCGAAACGTCATCCTCCTCCCCCGCCGTAGCTCCAAGTCCACATCGGTCATCGCTGTAGGGCTAGGACGTGCAGAAGCTCGCGAGGACTACCGCGTAGGCATCCTCACGCTCACTTCTGGAAAGGCAGGACGAAGCCGCTTCCTCAAGGACGTTGCTCCCGCTATCGAGCGCCTGTATCCAGACAAGACCACACGACCGCTCAAAATCGTTCGGAGTGCCGGTCAGGAGCGTGTGGAGTTCCCGTCCGGTGGGTCTGTCTCCTGGCTCTCCAGCATGGATGACCTACGAGGCGAGGCATTCGACCTGGTGATTCTGGACGAGGCAGGAGAGCCAGACCCCGAGAAGGTTCTAGAAGTTCTCGCCGCCGCTCTCCCGACCTTGGACACCCGCCCTGGCGCTCAGATCATTGCGGCGGGTACGGCTGGCCGGTACCGCGCCGGGAACCTCCTGTGGACATGGCTCGCGCTTGCCCGCTCCGGTAGCTCCGGGGTCCTGGACTACTCCGTTGACGACCAAGACGTGACGGACGCTCAACTTGCCGCGTGGGAGCCGACAGCCGAGCACCCGGAAGGCAACGTCAAGAATCTTGTTCTCGCCTCTCACCCCGGCGTCGGCACCCTCACGACGCTGGAGAGCATCAAGAACAACTACGAGACCTTGCCCATCGAGAAGTTCGCACCTGAGTACCTAGGAATCTTCGGAGACAGCGGCAACGCGGGTCTCCTCATCAAGCCGAAGACGTGGACCAACGCCGGTTCGAGCGCTCCCCTTCCCTCCCCCGAGCACTACGCCCTGGGGCTGGTCTGTCACCCCGACCAGCAGAGCGCCGCGTTGGTAGCCGCATGGCGCGACGAGAACGGCATAGCTCACATCCTTGTTGACCGTCACGATCGTGGCACCGACTGGGTAGCGCCGTACCTCAAGAAGCACGCGAAGGACCGTGTGCCCATCGCCTACGACTCCTTTAGCGCGGTCACACAGGTAGAGGTCAACAAGGCCGAGAAGAGCGCCCCTAGACCCCGCACAGAGCCGCAGAGAACCGCCTTCATCAAGCAAGCCGCTGCTCTGTTGATGGATGACCTAAACAACGGTCGCGTCATTCATTACGACCAAGGCCCGCTGAACCGAGCCGTCGAGGTTGCTGTGAAGCGCAAGGTCGGAATGTTCGGGTGGGCCTTTGGGCGCTCCCTCGCAGAAGACGACATCACGGCCTTGGAAGCTGCCTCTCTCGCACTCCGTCTATTTGACGAGATGCCTAAAAAGAGAGAGTTCATGTCGATGGTCGCATAAACGTACCACGTTGCATTTGCAACCCGGCCGATTGTAGAGGTAACGGCAATCGGAGTACGTATATGTGGCCTTTCAACAAGCAAGGGAAGCTAGAAGAGTTTCTAGCCAATAACCCTCGCTCCCTCAGCATCGCTGAGGTGGAATCGCCATACTTCACATCTAATGCTTCGATAGTCGCCTGGTCTGATCACTTCAAGGGATATGACGACGTAGTTACCCGTGAAACCGCGGTACAGATTCCTCCTGTAGCCAAGGCCGAGAAGGTTCTAAAGACCCTCGCTGATGTGCCGCTAGTCGCGTATCGCGGCATTGATCCGGTCGCTACTCAGCCCGCCTGGCTACAGCGCACGGACGGTGCCGTGTCGCCATGGCACCGCATGGCCTACACGATCACCGACCTCTTCTACGACGGCTGGTCCGTTTGGTATGTCGAGCGGGGAGCCGCTGGCCAGATCATGCGCGCCGCTCACGTTCCGAAGAGCCGCATAGAGGTTGTTGACGGTGGCTTGAAGATCGACGGCGAACCGATGAAGCGGGAAGATGTCATCTTCTTTGCCGGTCCTGATCGCGGTCTCCTCTTCGAGGCCGCCGACACCATTCGTGGAGCACGCGCCATCACTAAGGCGTGGGTGGGCCGCACGCAGACTCCTATCCCCCTCACGGTCATCAAGGAAGCGCTTGAGAACCACGGACTCACCAAGGACGAAATCAAGACCGTCATTGACGACTGGGTAGCCGCGCGACAGTCCCCCACGGGTGCGACGGGCTTCCTGCCGTACGGCCTAGAACTCGAAACTCACACAGGCGTTGACGACGCCCTTCTCTTCACAGAAGGCCGGAACAACATCCGCTTGGACATCGCGAACTTCGCGAACATTCCCGCCGCCATGTTGGACGGCTCCACGGCTACCGCCTCCCTCACCTACGTCACGCAGGAGGGACAGCGCTCCACCTTCAACGAGCAAAGCGTCCGCTACTGGCTCGCCCCGATTGAGCACCGCCTGTCACTGGACGACTGCGTACCCGCAGGTCAGCGAGTCCGCTTCGACATCGCGTATCTCAACAACTCCCCGCAGGAGGTCACAAGTGACTGACGCAATCGAGACCACCGGCGCACTCTTCGCCAACGTCGAGGACCGCACCGTAAGGGGACGCCTCTTCACCTGGGGCGAACAGTCCCGCACATCGCAGACCGGGCATCAGGTCGCCTTCGCCAAGGGCACGCTCAAGACCCCTCGCGATATCACGGCGCTGAACGCCAATATCTCGCACGACCACTACAAGCCCGCCGCTCGCTTCACGTCAATTGAGGACGACGGTATCGGCCTTGTAGCGGAGTTCAAGATTGCGGATTCCGAGGAAGGCGACGAGCTCCTAGCTGGCATCGCCTCAGGACGCCTGGCCCGCCTTTCTGCCGAAGTCTCGCGCCTCATCACGCGCGGCAAGGAAGCCGTGTCCGGCGTGCTCAGCGGAGCCGCGTTCGTGGAAGAAGGCGCATTCGCTAGTGCCGCTCTCTTCGCCATCGGCGATGTCACCGAGGCCGACGAAGAGGAACCGCAGGCGGTGGAAAAGACGCCCCTGGCTCAGGCAATCCAAGAGGCCGTACAGGCCGTGGTGGACGAGTACACGGACTCCACGAACGCCGACGCAGAACCAACGGTCGAGGTAGTCACCGACGCCGAAACAGACGCTTCTGAGACTCCCTCAGAAGAAACCCAAACAGAGGAAACGATTATGACTGACGTTGTAATTCCTGAGGGAGTCCAGGTACAGACTCCAGAAGACAAGAAGGCTGACACTAGCGCCGGTGCGCTATTCGCCGCACTTGCCTATGCAAAGCAAAGCGGCGACCAGAGCGTACTTGCTCCGTTCGCTGGCGGTAACGCCAACTTTGCTATTGCGAACATCCAGCAGAGCGGTCCTTCCGCCGTCACCATTGGTGCCGATACCGGAGTACCCGCCTTCCTTGGTGAGATGTGGACCAAGAAGAGCTACAGCCGCAAGTATTGGAACCTTGTCCAGAACGCTCCGCTCACGAGCTTCAAGGTCACTGGCTGGAAGTGGGACGCTGGCAAGGAGCCTGTAGTTGCCGCTTACGCCGGTAACACCGCTGAGGTTCCTTCCAACGCCGTTGACACTGTGCCAGTCTCCGCCGATGCCCGCCGCATCGCTGGTGGCCACCGTATCGACCGTAAGTTCTTCGATTTCAACGATCAGGAAGTTATCGCTTCCTACTTCCGTCAGATGACGGAGAGCTACGCCCGCGTATCCGACCTTGACATTCTCGCCAAGATCGTAGCCGCCGCGACCACCACGACACCCGGCACCGTTCCTTCTGGAATCGCCAAGGGTCTAGCCGCTGTCATCGACGGTGCCCTAGATGTCATCCAGACCGAGAACACCCCGTCATTCGCCATCGTCTCCCCCGAGCTGTGGCGCGACATCGTTCTCACTGGCAAGAACGACGTTCTTGGATTCCTGTCCGCTGGCTTCGGTCTTGAAGAGGGTTCACTTTCGGGCTTCTCCATCATCCCTGGCGCTGTCGGTACCGGAAAGGTTGTTGTTGGCGCTCGCGAAGCCATGACGGCTTTTGAGCTTCCTGGCTCGCCTATCCGTGTTGAAGGTCTCGCACCGCACAACGGCGCGATTGATCCTGCCCTTTACGGATACATCGCGGACATCACCAACAACGCCGCCGCTATCCGCATCGTCACCACGGCTTCCTGAGGACGAGGGAGCGTAGGCAATGGCTGAGTGGCACACAATCTCTAGCATCCGGGCTGAATGGCAGGATGCAGAGCAGATTGACGACGCCCTTCTAGAGGAACTTCTAGAGGTCGCTCAGGATGCCGTCATTGCCTACGCTCCCGCCCGCCCTTCCGGGGGTCCGCCGCCGACCAACTATCGCGTAGCTCAGATGATGCACGTTCGCAATCTATGGAACGCGGCACGAGTAGCCGCAGATGGCACAGCCGGTGGCGAGACCTTCGAGCTAGCGGCACGCCCTCTGGATTGGCACGTAAAGCAGGTTCTGCGCCCGCTCAGAGCGCTTTGGCAGGTGGGCTGACATGTCGGTACGCGAGTTCCTAAATGAGAGCCTACGGCCACTTCTTCCGAGTAGCTGGGTTGTTTACGACTTCGACAAGACCATAAGCAACATCGCGAAGGTCACCGTCCTCTACGTGCACAAGAGCGTAGAGCCAGGGCCACAGGTGAACAGCCTCAGCCATGTGGTTTCGATTCTTGTTCTTGATCCGACGCAGGCCGAAAAGACCGCGGACGATCATCTCGACGACCACATGGAGGACTTGATTCCTGCCATGCGCAATGTACCCAACATTCAGTTCCTTCGAGCTGAGAAGGGCACCCGCGATGGGTTCCCTTGCTGGGACATCCAACTTCAAATCCAGACCACTTCCTAAGGAATCATCATGGCAACTATCGCCGTAAACCCCTTCATCTTGAAGGACGTTCTACTCACTCTCGATGCTGACAACTACGAGGCTCACGTTTCGCAAGTCGAGTTCACGCCTTCCTCAAGTCCTCAGACCTGGCAGGGTCTCACCCCTACCGCCACTTTCACCGACGTGACCACGGCTACGTGGACATGTGTCCTGAACTATGCACAGGACTGGTCCAACCCGGACAGCCTCAGCTACAAGCTCCACGCCGAAGAGGGCGCGGAATGGCCTGTGGTCTTCAAGCCTGTATCCGGCTCCGGTCCGACTGTCACGGCCACGCTCATCGTCAGCCCTGGTGCCATCGGTGGAACGGTCAACAGCTACGCCACCGCCTCCGTGACGCTAGCCGTCAAGGGCAAGCCCGCTCTCGTACCTGCCGCCTGATTCTGATGGTTGTCCAGATCGATGTTTCTGAGAGCCGGGAGATGCAAGCCGCCCTCCTGGCTCTCAAGACCGTCGGTAAGGAAACCAAGGCTCAAGTACGCAAGTACACCCGGCCAATGGTTCAGCAGGAGTGGAAGAAGGGTCTTGAAGCTAAGTCCTCTTCCAAGCTGGATCAGAAGGTACTAGTCAAGTCCGCGTCCGTCACCGTTCGAGATACCAACGTTGTTCTCAAGTCCGGTGCCAAGGGCAAGCTCAAGGAATTGACGAAGCCGGTTGAGTTCGGTTCAGACCGTGACTCCTGGCGTGAGTATCAAGGCCGCTCCCCTAAGGGCAAGTCCTACAAGGTCAAGCGCCATACCCGCCGCCAGTTGGCGTGGCACAGGCGAGAAGGACGACTTGTCTACCCGACAGCTAACGACCTCATCCCCCGCATTGCATCGCTCTGGGTGCAAACCGTCATCAAGACGTTCTACGAAGCTCTCGAAAGGAAGTGAGCCATGGCTGATGGAATCAACATCCCCATCAACGGTGATGCTTCTAAGTTCGTCAACGCCGCTGGCGATGCTGAGAGCGCCCTTGAGAAGGTCAGCGACTCTCTCGATGACATGGCGAGGGACACCAAGAAGGGTGCCGACAAGGCCGAGGACGCAGTAGACAAGCTGGCTGACTCGTTCGATGACGCACGCCGCGCGGTCAAGAATCTGGAGGACGCCGGCGACAAGGCCGGCGACTCTGTACGCAAGTCCATGAAGCACGCCGAAGAAGGCGTTGATGAGTTCAAGTCCGAGGCCGCACAGACGGCCAAGGAATCCGCCGCTTCGTTCGATGGCTCCTTTGAGTCCATCGGTGACGTAATTCAGGAAGTAGCCGCCAACGCTTTTGCTGGCTTTGGTCCAGCTGGTGCCGCCGCTGGTATTGCTGTCGCTGCCGGTGCTGGTGTGATGATCGAGGCCATCACCAAGGTTGGTGAAGCGTTCGACGGTGCTCGCGAAGCCGCCTTCACCATGGCCTATGACGTAGGTGGCGCTCTCACACAGGCGGGTGTGCAGGCCCGTATGGCTGAGTGGACCAGCGACACCGAGAAGTGGAAGCAGGTCACAGACCTTTCCGTTGCTTCTGGCTGGGAACAGATCGACGTGCTCAAGGCACTGGCCAACGGTGGCGATGACCTAGACCGCCTATCCACCGCGTTCGCCAAGAACGGCGCACAGTCCATGCTCACGCAAGGACGCCTCTGGGAGCTAGAAGCCGCCATCGCGGGAACCAAGGACGGATACATGTCCGGCTCTCAGGCCGCTGAGGTCAACGCGGCGGCTCTCTACGACTATGCACAGTCGGTGGGTACCGCGACCGGTGAAACCGACGCTCTAGGTAACGCCATCTACGCATTGCCTGATGGCACGGAAGTTGTAGTGAACGCCGAGACAAAGCGTGCTTCTGACAACATCAACGCCTTCCAAGGTCGCGTCAACGCCGTCACCGGAAAGACCGTTGGTGTGAATGCGGATACGTCTGCCGCGTCCGCTGGACTCAATAACTGGATCAGCCAGAACAACGGCAAGACGATCAAAGTCTACGGAAAGTACATTTCCCCGGCAGGAAGTAACGTGCCATGACCTCTGCAATCACTGTAAATGATGGATTGGGGTTCACGCTCAATCCCTCCCTCGTACTGGGCTACCAGACCTCCCGTGAGTCTCTGAACACTATTCACGACCTCATCGGCGGAGGGATCGCCGTCACGCTCGTTCGTCCGCGTCCCCGCTCGGGCACGTTGGCTCTCTTCTTTCCCACAGAAGGCGGGGCGTTCTTCGCGCTTGAGAAGCACGCGCTGGAAACCACGTTCACACTGACTGACACTGACCGTCCTTCAGTGAACATGACCTACGTAACGCACGGCTCCACAGACCTCGCTCTCGATCCAGAGACCCGTAACCGCTGGGTACTGACCGTGGGCTATCAGGAGGTCGAGACCTCATGACAACCGCGCTCGTAAGGCCAGAGGCCAAGGCAACAATCACGGTCAAGGAACCGGTAGTTGTTGTGCCTTCGGTTCCCGTCTACACAAACGATGGCACGTCATCGTCAGGATGGACCGTCTCCTTTAGCGCGAACGGCTCTGGCGCAACTGGGGCATCCATCGCGCTTTCGTCCGGTGGCTCCACGCCTTCCAGGCTCTATCTATTCACTCAAGGAGGCGTGACGACAGTAAACCCCACGCCGTCTGTAACTGCGTCGCGCACGATCACGGGGTTTACTGTCGGTCGCGCCGCCACGTTGTCCGGCGTCGTGCAGGCGTCCGGGGCCGCGCGCATTCGGTTGCGCATCGGATCGAACGCCACGCCGTGGCACGCCCTCACAACCGAGGGAACAGTAAGCGTGGCCTTCACGCCCGCTACCACCTCACTGGTCTTGTATATCGAGATTGAGGACAACCCATCCTCAAGCTCTAGCTCTACGGCGGCGACTGGCTATATCGACAACATTCGCATTGAACATTCTCCGATCACGACCCTGACACCTGAATTGACCATTACTCAAGGCAAGGTGTCGCTGGACGAGAACTACTCGCCTTATGCGATGGCGCGTGTCACGGTCCCGATGACCTCCGAGGAAGTCCTAGAGCAGATCGATCCTCGCGACAATCAGCGCATCACCATTGCCACGACTGAGGCAACCAGCGGCGTTACCCGTGAATACGATCTACAGCTTCGCTCTCGCTCTGCCGATCACAAGGCTCTGTCTATTGACCTGGAGCTTGCTTCTGACGAGTTGATGCTTCACGACCGCGTGAATGTATCGACCTCAGTAGACAACTCACCGCGTCAATACGAGTCGAGCCTTCGAAGCGTCTGCGAGTGGGCGCTAGGCAAGATTCCAAGCGTCGTCCGTAACCTCATCGCCAATCCTCGCGGCAACGTCGCCACCAACTGGGCCGCGACTGTGGGAAGCGGAGCCGCATCAGCGGTGACCACAGCGACGACGGTAGGTATGAACGTCGGCGGTCTGGGAATCGATACGTTCCTCCGCGCCGAGGCCACGAGTGCCGGAACCTACATCGACCTCCGCAACCCGACACAGGACGGTGTGCTGACCGGTGCTGGAGGAAGTGTGACGGCTTCCGCGTGGGTACGTCCATCAAGCATTTCCGGCGTCACGGGACGCGTATATGTGCAGTTCTACAACGCGAGCAACACGCTCATCAGCACCATCACTTCAGACCCCTTCACGCTCACGTCTGGAGCCTGGACCCGCATCTATGCAACCGGGGCCATCCCTACCGGAGCTACCCGGACTTACAACGTGTTCCGCGCAGTGGGGACCGTCACCAGCGGCTCACGTCTGGATGCTACGGCGTTCCTTGTCGAGGAGTCTCCACGGCTAAACCCCTTCAAGGAGAAGGTGTTGGTAGCGGGCACAGCCGACGCGGACGTGACCGCGCGTTGGTCCGCTGAGAATGCGATCTTGAATCCCAATGTGGCGAACCTCACTGGGTACGCGGGAGCAGGAAACTGCAACCTCACACACGGCACCACAGCCAATGCAGGCGTTGAAGGCACCACCGGTTTCGCCATCGCAACGGCTCCCGCTGCCGGGCAATCCTTCGTATCTGCGCCTCAGACGGTGAGCACTCGCAAGGGTGACATGTGGACCTTCAGTTGCTACATGTTCCGAGGCTCCGGGATGCCCGCCGTCAACGGCATTCTCCGTGTCTACGAGATGGACAGCAGTAGCGGAATCCTTCGCAAGATCGAGTCCACACCAAAGGTCATTCCACTAGGTGGGTCACTCCCCTATACCTGGGATCGCTACTCCGTCACGTTCACGGTCCAGAACCCGAACACCTCCAAGCTCGCCGTCTACGGCTCCTACATGGCGACCGCCGCAGGGCAGTCAGTCGGCATGGACGGATTCATGTTGACAGAGGGTCCGCTACTCCTGCCGTTCTTCTCAGGTTCGACCGTTCCATCTGGGTACGTCACCAACTGGACCGGAGCCACGCCGGTTGCCAACAACTCCGTTAGCGAGCGACGACCATCAGACGGCATTGAACGTCTTCCCGAACTATTCGACTGGAAGCCAGGACAGAGCCTCTTCGACTTCCTACAGCCGCTCATCAACGCATCCGGCCTTCGTCTCTTCTGTGATGAAAGCCGGGTGTGGAGATTGGTCAACCCGAACGAGTACGAGGTTCCTGGCTACGTAGTGGCACAGGCGAAGTTCAACGCAACTGAGGGTGAAGACCTCATCACGCGCAATGAAGACACATGGGCAGACGCCGTTGTCGTCATCTACTCGTGGAGCGACAGCGGCGGCGAGTCCAAGACCGCATACGACGTAGCCGGAGACCCAACGGGCAAGGCCGTGGTTCGCGAACTGAGTCGTGAATATCCGGGACCAGGAGCGGCACAGCACATCCTCAATTCGCTTCAGGGACGTGGACGTACGCAGACCGTCACCGTGCTTGGACAGTACGGCGCGACGCCCGGTCAGGACGCGACTATCTCGCTTCCCGGCACCTACCCACAGACCGGAAAGGTGCGCCGGGTGACCTTCGATCTTTCCTCCGGATTGATGGATGTCGAAACACGAGGACTTACCGACGCTCTACCCGGCTCATGGGCCACATGGAACCCATCTCAGAAGTGGGTAGACGTCACACCAACTCTCAAGTGGAAGGACGCTTGACATGGCACTTGGAGACCAGACGCTAGCCGCAGGCTGGACAACTGTTAACCCCAACACCGACCTTGTAAAGGACGGTGCCGACGAGATTACGAAGACCCGAGACATGGCGGCATCGGTGAAGCTGGAGACCCGTCCAGTGAACCGTGGCGGTACTGGAGCTACCTCAGCTACCGAAGCCCTTAAGAACTTGGGTATCTACGTTCAGGCCGCTGATCCCGGACATGCCAACGGGCGTGTGTGGATCAAGATTCCGGCGTGAGTCATGACCACTATTGGAAGTGCTACCACCGGTTCAGGTGGAACACTCATCATTGATGATGATGGAACGAACCTCCGTTTCTACCTCTCGCAAAGTCAATCCGCTACGTTCATCGGTAGCCCTGGCGCGAACTGGTCTGGAGTCATCAACGGCGTCAACGTGGGCGGTAAGTGGACGTGGGGATCGGGGGGAGGCACACGCCTCATCGCGGGACCGTGGGCTGTCGGATACACACAGAACGTGTCATTCAGTATCGGCGCAACAGGCACACAAGGTTTTGGTGGAGGAAACACGGCCTATGCCACGCCTTTCCGTGCCACCGCGCCGGGTGCGCCAGGCCAGCCGTCAGCCTCTCAGATCACCCCAACATCTATGAGGATGTCCTGGAGCATCCCCGGTAATGGTGGCTCTGCCATTGACCAGATGCTTCTTCGACGTTCCACAAACCCCGGCTTCGTGGGCTACGTCGATTACACCTGGAGCGGGTCTAGTGTGACCTCCTACGTTGCCACCGGCCTTGATCCTGCAACCACCTATTACTGGAGGGTCTACGCGCACAACTCGGTTGGCTACTCCTCACCATCTGCCACCACTCAAACGCTCACCGCCTCCGGAGCGTACGTATCAGTGAACGGCACATGGGTGCCAGTGCCGGTCTACACGTCCAACGGCAGTGCTTGGACAGCACTTGCGCCACTCATCTCCAACGGCACAACCTGGAACGGAGCGGTCTGATGCTGACCAACTATCCGAAGACTCGACTCGGAATCTATCTCCTCGCCATCGCCGCGCAGGTCGCATCGTTCTTCGTGACGATCTACTCTCCGGAGTTTGCTCAGGCCTTCTCTCAGACCTCAGATGTTCTCGGAGCGCTGGCACTCGGCACAGCCGCTTCTAACCTCTCAGAGAAGCGCACAGAGCTTCCTAGTGCCCAATTTCGAGGAAGCGGGTATGACGGATGAATCCCGAAACATCATCTATCGACCTAACTAGCATCGCCGTAGCGCTTGGACGCATCGAATCTGAAGTGATGAGCATCCGAGGCATGGACGAACGACTACGCAAGGTCGAGACCGACCTAACTGAGCTAAAGGCTCGACAGTCCCCCAAGACTCCTTGGTACGTCGTAGTTGGTGGAGTCGCCGGTATCGGGTCAATCATCATCACTGCCGTGGCCGTACTGACGATAGTCGTGAAGGCGATTCCGTAG